ATGTTCATCATAATAAACAGACATAAAATCTATGATTTGTTTTATTCTAGGACTGTAAAATATCTTAGCCATTATTCATCCTTCTCTTTCATATTTTTAAGCATAGTCTTTAATAAATCATTATATCCTGCAATATCTTTATGAGTATCTTCTTTGTATATATCTTGTTTACTTCCATCATCAATTGTTCTGGTTAATTTTAATACAATCATAAGCTGTGGAACAATAGTAATCGGTACTTTAATTTTATGTCCATTAATTACTTCTAATGTTGATTGAATAAAGTTTGCAATAATGTATGCGTTCTTATCAAAATCACCATATTCCATTTGTTTTTTTTCAAGCATTTGCTTGACCATCTTTTCACCTATATCTATCCATTTAACATTGTCGTCTGACATAAATTCTCCTTTATTTTATTTACAAATACATCCATAAAAACTTCCGCTTCCATCATTCATAATATGTTCATTGAATGGCACATCAGCATAAGTTGTTAATTTTAATCTAAGTATTTCACAAAGATCAAAACAATTTATAGAACCAACTAATTTTATATTTTCTAACATCTGTTTTGTTACTGGGTACAAATTATAAATACCATCATTTAAAACAATTAAATCCATAATTAAAAGGGGTGGCAGTTAACTAACTTAGCAGGGAGCAAAAAAAAACCCACCACCCCATCTATTACAAGTTATGTTTGTTTAGGTTTTCTTTCTTGTAATTTGTGAACAATCTTTCCATCTGGTTTGGTATTAATCCATTCAGTAAGATTGATTGTATCTCCTTGTTTTAAATCTTGGCTGACCTTAAATGATCCCCAAAATTTTTCAGGATTTTCATTATCTCTATTTAGAAATCCTTCACCTTCTTTTAATTCAAACGCCATAGTTTAACTCCTTTTATTATTATGTTTGATTCTTAATGCGTTAAATTTTTTAAAGTTATCAGACTTGAAAAACGCATCCCAAATTCCAGCCTTACTTATTCTAGTCTTGAGGTTTTCTAATTCACTTTTCAAGACTGTAGAATTCTTGTTATCTTTATTTTGTTCAATAACATCTAATTGAGTAGCAATATAAATGTCATCTATCTTAGTTTCTTTCATAACTGTTTTAGATAATTGAGTAGTAAATGGTTTAGCGTTATATCCATCTTCCATATCCTTTGCTTCTTCTTCATCATCTTTCATTCCAGTTCTTAAATTTAAAGCATTTAAAAAAGCATATTTTCTTGCATAAGACATACAGTTACCTGAACCATATTTATCTTTCTTAGCAATAGCATGAGTTTCAATTTCAATAAAAGAAGAAGGGTCATCCAAATCTACAATGGTCATCTTACAAGTGGTTCTGACAAAATCATCTTCAATATTAAAATCTTTGTATGTGCAGTATGGATATAATTCATTTTTAATTAATGCTTCCATAGCAACAGCTTGAACCGCATCATGTTCTAAAGGATTAAAATTCATGCCACCTTTCTTTTCAGTTTTCTTAACCATCCTAGCGTCAGCGGAAGCTAACTTTAGTTTTTTATATATATTATTTGACATTTTTTCCTTTCTTTATTTTTGGTGTTGGCCTTAATGTTTCAAGCATCCTGTCTTTAAATGCTATATCATCTTTTAGTTTTTGTATTTTCTCTTTATACTTGTCATCAATAACTCTTAATTTATCATCTCTATCTATTAACATTTGTGAGTATCTTTTATTGTCTTGTCTAAGATTTCTTAGTTCAGTTTGCATCTTAGCAAGTTCCATCATTACTTTGTCAGTCATTATTTTTCCTTTCGTTACTCAATCCTGTTTGTAAAATTAATTTATGTTTTATTTGATTACCATTATAAGTAAGTCTTACAATTTTTTGTCTAGTGTCCATGTCATCTTCTTGTTTAAAAATTAAACCTAATTTTTTTAAAACATTTACACATCTAGATATAGAAGCATTAGGAACAATTGAACGATAGTAATCATAAAATTTATGCTCTATATCTTTTAAAGATAGTTCCTTCTTTTCTTTGCAAATAATATTGTAAATCATAACTGCTCTTAAAGGCACACCATTATTTGATACCTTTTTCTTTTTTGATAAATTATTAAACTCAATACAAGTTTCTCTAAAGTTCATTTTCCTCCTTATAGTTTTTCATAAAAGTCTTCTAGCCTTTGCATATCTTCTTCATGGTAGTTCTCTAATAAAAAATTAGATTTGTAGTTTCTAATTTCTGACCAATCCACACCAATAATCATAGCAAGTTTTTTCATATCTCCATTTGCCATCCTCAACATTTCTTGTCTTTGAATATTTATTTGTATGAATTTTTTAAAAAAATATTGAAGTCCTTTAAGGGTAAGTTCCCAACAATTATCAGGGGTAAAGATAGTATAATCATTATCTCCTACATAAATTAAATAAGGTTTATATTTATAATCAAAATGTTTTGAATAGATTGCTGTTTGAATACAATGAGTAAATTGAGGATATTTTATTTGTTGAGATTTAGAATATACCCAATCCCCAATTCTATTTTCATTTGGCTTATCATCTTTCTTAGGTTTTTTTAGTGGCTTTAAACTTACACTACCAAATCTATTTTTATGCTCAGTTATTTTTTTTTCATTATTATTAACACAATCAATATAACCTTCATTGGCAATATTTAATGTTTGACCCATATACTTATCATCATACCAATCAGAGAAAGGTTTTTCTGAAGACCATCCTGAAAAATTATCGGACACTTCATTGATAGCTTCTAAATGCCTTGACACATAACCTTTGATGTTTTTTAAAATAAATTGTGCTTTCATTTTATTTTTTTCTTCAAAATCAAATTGTTCTATGTGAGTTTTAAAAGCAAGTTCCACATCATCAATCTTTGCCTTACCTATTAATATATTTTGAAACCAATCATGGACAAAAGTACCAGCTTTAAAACTGATAGATGGTTTTTCTTGTTTGAATTTTAAGTATGGAAATAAGTGATATTTATTATACCACATCCAATTAGTTAATGCTGTTTGACTAGGTGAGGTTGTAGCTTTATTAAAATCACCTGTTGTAAAAGCTAAATCTGTAAATCTTTCTTCCATCTGATAAAGTATTTACAAATTATTTACAATTAAGTCAATAGTTTTATTTGATTTATTTTTAAAATAATATATCTAATATAAATGAGTGTCGAAAAGGTGGATTTAAATTGGGAAGAAATATTATCAGGTGCTTCAACTGGGATTGTCAGGGAAGTGGAAAGTCTAAGACAAAATATTCAATGGGGTCATGGTGCTAAGTTTGACCGCTATCAAAAGTGGGGAAAAAGTGTATCAGGTACGCTTTGCGAAATGGCTTTGGCCAAAAAAATGAAATCGTATTTTTCTCATTCAGTTAATAATTTTCATGGTAAGGATTTAATCATAGATAATAAACCAGTACAAGTCAGATCACAGCTATATTCAAAACCAAACAAATCACTTATTATAAGACAAGGACATAAACCTGAAGATTATTACTTCTATGTTGGTGATGATTGCCCAACCTTTTATTTTTATGGCTACATACAAGCAAAAGATTGTCGAAAATATGGCAAGTGGACAGACTTCAATCAAGACAGGCCTCATGTTTGGTCTGTACCTATTGAAAGTCTTAAACCTATTACAGAATTTATAAATGAAACCTAGTTTAGAACCATTCCAAAAAGTAGAGCATAGTCTATTGGATAATGAGGTGCTAACCCCTATCGAAAAGATGCTCTATATCCTTCTCAGAAGGCTTGAGACTGCGATTAGAGGGTGTACCCCTAGTCATGCTTATCTAAAACGAAAACTTAAAATAAAGGACAATAGGACAGTTCTGAGAGCTTTGGACAGACTACAACTATTTGGCTATATTACATGGGTAAATAGGGGTCAGAATAAAAGCAACAAATATCATTTTAGAGGTGATACTAATTTTCAATCTATATTGCAAGACAACCTAAGATTGCGTAAGGTTATGGCACAGAAACAGAAGAATAGATACAACCAAAAATTGAGGAATAACTTTGTGAATAAGAAGGGGATAAAGGTTATAAATAGTTAACATCTTATTAACAAGGGGTCTGTCGGTGGTGTAATGAATGCAAATCGGTGGTGTAATAAATGTACCTTAATAAAGATATAATATAAATATATAACTAGTTAGTAATATGACTAAATATGTACCAATAAAAACTATACAGTATGAATTAAGTAAAATTAGAAAGTCTTCTAATTTTAACTATCAAAAAGCTATAGAACGAAATAGAAATAATCAGGCTAAAAAACCCCCCTTGACTAACCTTATTAGCTTTCTTAAAAACAAGAATACACCTGAAAAAGTTATTGATAAGATAGTGGGTGAGTATTGGGCTGAAGTTGAAAAGGATAATAGGTATGAAATTAATATTGCTAATAAACTCAAGATGAAGTATGTTAAATAAGTTAACATACAATATCTAGGTATTCAGGATATGGGGGTTTCTTCACCTTTCTTTCTAAACCCCCAATCCTCCTTTAGTTAATCTGAATTATGATTATGCAAAGAATTAACACCTAAATTATAAATCATTTCTTCATAAAAAATTGATAATTCTTTATGAGCTTTCTTTCCATCTTTTAATTCTAGTATATCTGACAATCTATCAGCTACATAAAACATGCATATTCTATTATCTTGATATTCATATTTCATTGTTGTATTCCTTTCTTTTAATCTTTCATGCAAGTTTGAACTTTTCTGTAAGCAACAACTTTAAAATCATAACCAACAGTATCTCTATCAATTTTTAATTTTAATTGTTCTTGCCAATCAATTAAGGGATTACCTTTACAATCGTAATCTATCCCAATAAATCTAGGTTTTTTAAAACCTATCCATTTTTCATTCTTCATTGTTTCCTTCCTTTCTTTATATTCCAAAGCGTTCTAGCATAAATTATACTATCTCTTTTTGTTATTATCTTTTTTGGAATTAGTTTTAATATCTTGCTGTTTATCCTTGAGATATTGTTCGTATCTTTCTCTAATTTTATCATCTCTTTCAAAGGTATTTACACCACATAGCTCTAAATCTAGCTTGTATTCTAAATAACCTTTTATCCTTTCCATCTATTGACAGCATTATAAAATAATCAACAAGGTTGCAAGTAATATTATTGTTATTAAAATTAAAATCATTCTTACTTTCTTTCTATGTATTGGATGACCTAAAATTATCATTTTATTATTTTATATTTATCTTTTAAATGATCTAATAATTGGTAGTAGGTTGGAATATTTTGATTATCAAAGTTACCTTTTATTTCAACATAAATATCTTCTATATCTTCAGGAAAATATCTACCTGAATTTTGATATATTTTTTTGATGGTTTCTAATTGTTGGTTGGTAGGCTCATCTTCTTGAAAAAATGAATAGCTATCAAATCCATTTCTGTCAGTTACTCTAATGTTCCATACTTTCATATTTACCTCTTAGTTTGTTATTAAATAATAAGTTATTAAAATTACCTCAATCATTATCCATGCTTCAATCATAATTTATTCATCATCATCAAAATCATTTAACCAATAAACTATTCCGCCTTGTATTATATACTCATCTTTATTAGCTAGTTCTTTCTTGCTATAAGTTGATAAATAACCCCAGTTTGTATGGCCAAATCTTTCCATACAATAATCATCTCTTATTTCTGAGCTATCTTGCATTTTTTTTATCCTCACTTTCTTTCATAATCATATCAATTAAGGTATCAGAGCTATAGTTTTTTAATAAATCTTGAAGTTGCTCTAATGCTTTTTTCTTTTTTTGATACATCCTATCTTTGTTTTCTGTCCTTACTAAGTCTAATGCTTCAAAATCTACAGCCATAATTAACCTCTTTCTGTACTAGGTAGCATTAATAAAAATTTAACAATGAATAAAGCAAACATACTTAAACCCAAAGTTAAATTAATGTGTGTTATTACAAATAGACCTAATAAAGCTAATCCAAAGCATAAACTAAAATATATTGCTCTAATCATTACAGACCGCCTTGAGTTGCCCATATATGTAAAATTAATAACATCAAACCAGTCAGGCTTGAAGCCATAAACAAAAACACAAACGCTTTAAATAAAAAGTCTTTTTCTGCCTTTGACAAACTTTCATAACCAGACTTACTTATTTTATCCAAAATAGCATCAATCTTTTTCTGATGTGTTTTTCTATCATAATCTGCGGTAGAATTAGCTGCGTTAGATTTCGCTTTATTCTTATAAACCGTTTTCATCGGAGCCTTCTTTTTCGAGCCTTTAAAAAGGTTTGCTATGCTATCCATAAACTTTGAAAAACCAGAACCTATGTCATTTCCTTTGGTCAATTGACTTGCATATAAATATCCTAAAAAGGCACCTCCTAAATGAGCTAAGTGTCCGCCAGAATTACTTAATGGCAATTGTATTAAATCGCTAAGCACAAGTACAGCACCAACAATCCAAAGTTTTACATTAAAAAAAACGACCCTAACTTCTTGATTAGGTAAATACGTACAAATAAAAATCAATACTGCACTAGCTCCGGCTGATGCTCCAATTAAATAGGCACTTGTATTAAAGAAAGCAGGAAAAATATTGTAACCTAAAACAAAGAATAATCCGCCTAATATTACTCCCAGTATATATACATTTAAAAATCGTTTCGCATCAAATAGATTTAAAAAAATACGTCCAACAAAATATATCATTAACATATTCCAGAATAAATGACCAACTCCACCATGAAAAAATGAATAGGTGATAATTGACCAAGGTTGAAATGCAATATCTACGATATCATTTGGTAATTCAAACCACTGTACAATACTGTTCTTAGGTATGCCCAATAAAAAAGGAACCAACGCATTAATGATAAAAACCACCACATTTACTGCGATTAGCTTCTCTGCTATATTTAACCTACTAAATTGATATTTTAAATCTGGTTGAGCCATATTTTAGTTCCACCTATTTTTATTAAATTGATTTTTTTTCCAGTACCACATCATTAAGAAACCGAAAAGTGCCCCACCTACGTGTGCAAAATGTGCAATTCCTTGTCCAAACAAACTATAACCCGTTACTCCGGAAAACAAATCTAACGCTATTAAAACCGGTATAAAGAATTTTGCCTTAATTGGGACAGGTAAGAAAATTAGAAACAATTCGCTCTCCGGATAAGACATTCCATAAGCCACTAGTATACCATAAATAGCACCAGAGGCACCAACAACCGGCGTATTGAAAGCTGCTAAAAAATTATCAATGGTAGACTGACCAGCTATCTTGTACCATTCTGTATTATACTGTCCGCCGTTTATAATTTCAAGAATGT